GGTAATCTACCAGTACCTCGAGGAAAAGTAGATAACCTTTCTTATCACTCCCTTCCGCACCAACCAGCTCCTACCAGCACAAAACCTGCTCCTTTTGTTTCTGTTTCGCATTTTACTTTCAAAAATTTAAATATAAGTCAGTCATAACTTTTATTTTAAGTGTCTTCAGTGTTGTGAAAAATTTCAAAAATATTTTATAGGTTTTACCACGTCTTTCTCTAGTTGTTTGTTTAAGTTCGTCGAAAATTTCAAAAAATATTTCATAGTTTGAAGTGTCCTTTCATTTTGTTTTAGTCCAAGTCTATTTAAAATTTCCAAAAACAATTTTAAGTTTAAATAGTTCCTTTACCAGTCTCTAGTTTAAGTTTATCAAAAATTTCAAAAAATATTTTACAGTTTAAAGAGTCGCTTTGCAAGATTTCTGTCAATTTTCATTTAAAATTTCCAAAAATATTTTTGAGTTTAAAGAGTCCTTTTACTCGCTTTTAGTTAAAGTTTATTAAAAATTTCCAAAAATATTTTAAAGTTTGAAGTGTCCCTTAGCTCGTTTTTAGTTAAAGTTTATTTAAAATTTCCAAAAATATTTTAAAGTTTGAAGCGTCTTTTCGTCAGGTCAGTATTTTTCTTCATCAAAAATTTCCAAAAATATTTTAAAGTTTAAAGTGTTTATTTGTCACTCTTCAGTCCAGTCTTATTTAAAGTTTCCAAAAATATTTCATAATTTTCGCAGATATATTATCATTCTATAGGTTTACTTCATTTAAAATTTCCCAAAAGTTTTCTTACGTTTAATAGGGTTTTCTCTAGCCAGTAGTCGTTTTCAGTTCTAAATTTCCATTCAACTCTAGCTACTGTTAGCCAGGTCATAAATTTTAGTAATATCGTCCTTTCTTATATTTCCAAACCTTCGACTAAGAGTCCCCATCTTTTAGGTTTAATTTTGTTAATCTCTCTCCCTTTCTTTCCATTTCGCCTTTAATAATATATAAGCAGTTTTAAGTCCCTCCTCTATATTCCACTCCTTTATTTCAATATAGTATTCTGCTTAGTCTAATCCTTTAATTTTATTTCGTTAGCGCCTTCTTTTTCACTTTCAAGCAATGGCCTTCTCCATCACCTTTGGATCAATGGCCCCAGTCACAGTGAACAACACCACTTTCAAACCATTCATCGCCAAAGCCACTGAAGTGGCGAAGGTGCTTCCAGCTCCTCAAAGCTGCATTTCCAAAGCCAATAGTCAGTCATCTTCGGTTTCACCGAAGACAAACAGCGGGGTCAAACCCGCATTTCAAGAGGTCAAGCAGGGGAAAACGCTGAAGCAATCTTGGGTCCGAGGCAAGCGACCCAATGTCGTTGTCGGAAAGGAGGAGATTCCTCAAACCATAAACCCCACCAAACCACAAACAGTGAAGCAGGGCGTGAAAGTCCCAGAATTCACAAAGGTTCGCCCCTTCGGGGACCTTAATGGAATCTTCCGCTCCATCCCACTTGGCAAGGGGCGGGAAGTCAACTTCGCGGCCATCTCGCGCGGGGAGACTACCCCATTTAGATTAACTGTTGGGAACAAGGCTCGGAATATCCGCAACGCGTGTCAGGCGAAAGACATGCGCCATTTTTCGTCCGCGCTGGGGGTATCGACGGCCCAAAACGAAGTTATAGTGAAGCTAAATGGAATGGGGAACGGGCTCAACGTTATAATTAAAATATTTTCTGGGCGCATGAACGTCTCCATGCCAGGGGTTAAGGGCGTAGATCTAGAAGCCCAAACTGATGAAAATGTGATAGGCTCATTAGACGGCGACACTTTGATCTTCAAGCCCAAGAACCGCGCAGTCTTTGTTATTTATCAAGGAGGACGCGTTCTCAACTCAGAGGTAGTGCAAGCCGCAAACGAACGACGTCGTGTGGAGCGCGTCAAGGCCACTATGAACGCCTTCGTCGCTGAAGGTGGGCGCTGGAAATCGGGCGCCATAGTGCTGAAAAACGGGAAATTCTTTAACACGTTTATAAATCAGCCACTAGAAGTCAAAACCACGAATGCGTGGTTAAGAGTATATGATATAGACGCGGAGAAACCTATATACGTCTATGCTCGTGAGGGGCGTATATTCAAGCTATGTGTTGAAGGTCGCGCGCCTAGCGTGATCGATTTTATCAGAGCAACTCAAAAAGGGCATTACGTCGAACTTCCGCGAACTTCCTTCTTTTGCCCTGCGACTAAGAAAATGGTGTCCACAGAAGTGGGTTGGTGTTGGGCGCCGTTGTATGGGATGGCGGGCGTAAGATATTCTCCACACGCCGCTTGTTCATGGAGGCGGGCAGCCTTAGTTCACAACGAAACGGGGCTTGACATAGGAACTAAACCGACGTCCAGTAAAGGGTTCTTCCACATTCTACGAGGGGGGCCGATTTTATTGTCATCCCTGAAAGGACGAGAAATGGTAGGCGGCTCAAACTCCTTTATGGCCTCAATATCTCAAGCTCTAACGAGCGAGGATGTTTTTGATGGCCTTGTGTCATCTGTTGCGAACAAGATGAGCTTGAAAGAAGGTTCAGCCGTTATACGTGAGTTAGATAATTCAGTAGCGGCGATCCTACAGAACAAAGCCAACATACTTTCCTCTAAACCATCCGTGACCATAAACCCCAGTCTGACGACGACGGAAAAATCCCTCTTAACTCAGCATTTCCCCGAGTTGAAATTGGAGTTTAAGGACAGTGTCTTCTCGAGTCATCCTATGTGTAACGCAGTAAGGATGTGTTTCAACGCCCTCTTTTCTCACAATTATAAGGACATCCCATTCGTGGATATAGGAGGAAGCATATCCTATCATATCAAGCACGGGAATGTGAATGCTCATTGTTGTAACCCAACAGTGGACGCCAAAGACGCGAAGCGTCGCGAGTCAGAGTTATTGACACTCCGTCGCGAATCGTATGGCGATGCCACAATCCAGCAGCTCAGTTCGAGCGTAGCCTCGAAGACGGCGACCTTTTGCATGAAAGACACGAGATGTTGCACTAAGAAGTGCGAAGCTGGGTTTATGGTGGATGTGTACGATCTGAGCTCATATGAGGTGGCTCGGAGTTTGGCTATTAAAGGGGTGAGAACCTTCGACATCGTCTTTATGCTTCCCGTAGAACTAATAGCTAGAGACGGGTCGTACACTATTCAAGAATTGAACACCGTTGTAACGCGTAAGGGGGATCTGCTCACTTATAGTGTGGGAGGAACGGGAGATTCATACCAGCACTCCTTTCAAAAAGTCTTCTCTCTTCTGACTTGTCCAGCAGTGTCCTTTTCGGACGTCGGTGCGTATACGACGGAATATATGGGGTATAGATGCGGCTATCACCACATACAAATGTCGATGTACTCGGGTGGCGAGGCCATTCGTAGTGTGACGAGGCGCATACACACGACTATGTATGGAAAGACTATCGTTAAAGCCCCATTCTACCTACGAGACATCCTGATCTTCAAAGAGATTGCGGTGGACACAGAATTCGTGCAACGCGTGTACAATTACGCTCTCAATGTCACCACAACATTCTCAGAGCGCACATTTGAATACGCTATGTCGTCATTTAGATCTCAGAAGACGAATATCATAGTGGGCACGAGAGTGATTCACTCTAAGGTCGACATCGAGATGGGCGATGAAGCGGGGGTCGTGTTAGCGATTCTGATAGAGGCTCTACGCAGTAGACGAGGCGCGATGAATGCGTATTCAAAGATAGAGCTAAGCACCGTCAGCGTACGGCAATTCATTCTATTGTTATGGGAGCGCCTTAAAGTGATGGCGAAGAAATATTTCTTGGAGAGCAGCCAGTCGTATATGCTACAAATGGTGCCATGGGTTGAGGATATTCTAGCCGCACAAACCTCACTATTTTATGTCGTACCGCAATACTGCTCATTGGATCTGAGCGGAGAAATAACTCCCATTCGCTTGGATTATGGACAAGCTCTCACGAACAGCGTAAAGGAGTATGGAAAAACCACGAAAGAAAGGTTCAACTCAATAATCACAACAGATATGGCTCGCGAGGCATATAAAATATTGAAGGAGAAGAAGCGCATCGAGGCGGAGAGAGCCGAAATGACGCCATCCCCCGTCACCATCGACGAATTGGCCGAATTTATTAACGAGAATTCCTCAGATCTTCATGCTACTTTGCGGAGGCATAAGCCATTCGGGGGTTCATCCAAAATGTCAGCGCTTCAAATGGCGAAGTGGCTAAAGTATTCTGATGGTAGCGCTATACGTAAAGGATGCACTGCGTGGTTTGCGATGATAACACCGGCATTCTTAATAAGACCACAAGAAGAAATAGCGGAAGCGTCAGTGAATCAAATTGGTATGAGTCGATGGGCCAATCTGCTTTCAAAGGTCGATGTAACGTCATCCAATAAAAGGTGGGCCGCAACGGGTCTTGTCGCGGTCACTCTAGCGACCTCGGCGTACGTGCATAGAAGGAAGTTATCAGAGGCTTCGTTGAGGGCGTTTAGAACTTCTCAAGAGCAAACGATACACGGCAGTCGGCGGTTCCGGGGTTTAGCGAATGCAGGCGTTGCGAAAACGATAGAGGGCCTGAGATCAGTTCATGAAGATTTGCGTGTGCAGTTCACAGGGCACTTGAGCGATCAACGAAGGCATAAATACATATGGGGAGTGATTGGAGGATATATATGTTACCACAAACCTCTTATGTGGGCTGGCGTGGCGTCCGTTTGTCATCCAGATATGATACTAATGTCCATAGTTGGGGGCATTAGTGGAGCTCTAATGAACGCGAGCGGATATTCACTTTTTCTCCCGCAGTGGATTGGTAATCGCCTGGGGAAGGTTAGCGGTACATCTTCAGCTGTATCCATAACAGCCATGGCCGCGCTCTATTTCGCTTGTCGTCATAAGCGGTTTCCACAGAAAGTCACTGTGGTGAAGAATCTCGCTGGCTCGAATGTGTACGAAATCCTAGCGTCAGTGCTCAATAGCGAAGACAACGCCATCAAATGGACAAACGAAGTGGGCGGTGACGAAATAGAAGTAGGAGAAGACGTAGGGGCCAGCGTCAGCCTTATCGACGGTAGCGACGAAGCGAGAGATGACGACTTGAAAGAGGTCGAAGTCGAAAGAGAGATCTCACCATCCACGCCATCCGAGCGAGCTCATATCATCGAGACTTCAACTCCAGCTGAAGTTGTGGAGCAAGACGGGGAAGAAGCAGAAGAAGAGGAGAATGTGGAAGTGGAAGAAGCCGTAGATGCTCAAATCGAGAAACCCAAAGACGACGGGGGCGATGACGGAGGCGCACCGAGTTCACCAGGGGAAGCAGGCCCCTCATCAACGACGCGAGAAGAAGACGGCGACGTGCAGAAAAGAGACGACAAACCAGGCTGCGAGGAGCCGAGTCAACAAGCTTCTGAGTCGAAAGATCAAGGACACCAACACGCTGGAAGCGGAAGCGCAGGTCTGGACAAAGGGAAAGCACGTGCGACTAACACATCCGTTGTAGCGCGACGTAGCGCTTTGAAATGTTCTTGCGGAACTTCCCTTGAAATACATAAGACTTGTCTACCAAGACCCAACTTCAACTTCACAGATAAAGTCAAAGGTCGTGAGATAGTTCTATACACCAGGGAACAGGAAGTCTATACATATGGCCCAATATCTCACACAGGTCAAAGTTGGTTTGAAGGCTTAGATGAAATACTCAGAAAGACGGAAGGGGATCTGTCGTACAACCAATGCCTAGTTCAGCGATACCCGGAAGGAACGATGATACCCTTACATAGCGACAATGAAGCCTGTTATGAGCCGGATCATAAAGTTTTGACTGTCAACCTCACTGGGAAAGCGCTCTTCTCGGTAAAATGCAACGTTGGAGGGGGAAGCGCGACGTTGGGGAATGATGAATGGTTCGTGATGATACAAGGCTTTCAGAGGACTCACAAACACAGCGTCATAAGTCGCTCTCCGCAAAGAATCAGCCTGACCTTTAGAAAATCTATCTATCAAGGGCGTTTCACGATAGTAAAATCCCCTATTGAGATCAAAGAGGGAGCAGCACCAGCAACCGCTGGCAAATATATGACTCCTCACAAGCGCGCGCGTTCTGTGATAGCCGAAGCCGTGAAAGCGAACACACCAGAACCATCAGGTAAAGCAAACTCGGAAATAATCGCCGCATCAGCAGCAAATTTCTCAACTCTCAAAGTGATGCAATCCTACAACGCTCTCTCTCCATTGAAATGGATGTATGATCCAGATCCCGCTCTATGTATAGATGTATCATCGCAATGTCCAGTAACACCCAATCTAACCAATACATTGGAAGAGGCCGCATCGATAGAATATATATTGTATTTAGCTTACCGCGTCTACAATCTATATCGCTCGCTATCCGCAGCAGCAACATATGCGAAGCTAGACAATGTCGTCGGAGATAAATTCCCAAAATCCTATCTAGATTCGACTCCGGGATTACGTGAGCACAGTATGTTGAATAAGAATTTGTACGTGGTTTCTGAGAGTGTGAGCACAATATACGATCTCGACTACGTTTTCAGTGTAAGTCGGAACCGCTTCATAAGGGGAAGGGATATCAATGTCCTGTGCACAAACAATGACAAATTTTTGGTATGCGACGACTTGGTTCCGTTCCATGACGCACTCAACCTCAAAGCAGTAATAAGCTTAGCTCGCACGTCTTTGATCGGGAAAAATTTTTCGAGCATAAAGATGAAATACGTCAACTCTCCCCCAGGGGGAGGAAAGACAACGAGGTTATGCGACACATTCATGAAGCGCAAGGATGGCGTGGTCATTGCGACAGCAAATGTGGGTTCGGCTGAGGACATTAACAAAGAAATTGCGAAAAGAGCGTCAAGCGGTAAAGCCGAGAAACCCGTTGATGGTAATGAGGCCAGAACGGCTAACTCATGGATTATAAACCCTATGAAGAGGGGATCGTCGGTGTTAGGGCTTATTGATGAAGTTTACCTATTACACAAAGGCCAGCTGACTTTCTGCCTCGCCGCCATGCGATGTAAGGAGGCTATATGTTATGGCGATGTCAACCAGATCCCNTTTTCAAATCGCGAAAAGATGTTTGTCATGCACTACTCTGCGATCAAACCCAATGAGACGGAGATCGAGTACACCAACATATCCTACAGATGTCCAGCGGACGTGTGCTATCTCTTGTCCAAGATGGTGAATTTGGATGGGAAACCTTGTTACCCGAATGGAGTGCAAGCCTTTGAAGACAGGAGACCATTGCGCAGTATGCGAGTGATCCCGATAAACGGACCATCAGAGGCGATTCGAGAGGATGTTGACGTCTTTTTAACGTATACGCAAGCTGAGAAGGCGGAGTTAATCAGAGAAAGAATTTCAGCATCGAGGAACGTGCCCGTTTACACCATTCACGAGGCTCAGGGGAAAACGTTCGATCGCGTAGCCCTAGTTCGTTTGAAGAAAGCTGACGATTCAGTCATAAAAGGGTTACCCCACGCCTTAGTAGGAATCTCCAGACACACTCGATCCTTTGTGTATATGACGTACAATTCACGCCTCTCAGACAAAGTTGGGAGTCTATGTTCAGATGTCTCCGATAAAAATGTAAGCGACGTGGTTTTACAAGGTTTACAACGTTTCGATCGCTTTCGAGGTGTTTGAATTAGACCCATTCGTGGCGCCACCACTAATTAGCAGAGAAGGGAAAGTTCCAACAGTACACATCGAGGTAGCCAATCTATTTCTTGAAGAGAGGATACCGGGTTTGACGTCCTTTGATTCACGCTTCTTTGAAGACGATTTGGAGTTCAACGACTTCGAAACGATAGTGGACGAGTGCGTGATAAGCGAAAATTATCGACCGGCTCCAGTTTATAAGAATAAATACTTGAACAGCGTCGTTAGGAGTCTCCCGGGAACTAAGAAGCGCAATACGCTGAAATGCAACCTCGTAACCTTTGAGAGCCGGAACTTCAACGCGGACACGACGTGCAACGTAGGTTCTGCTAATCATATAGCTGAAAGAATAGCCAAGTTCACAGCAGAAACATTCTTTGATGAAGGGCGATATTTAGAATGCTCCGGAGATGCGATATCGCAAAATCGTGTTGCTTTCGGGGTATGGGCGGAGAAAAGAGAGGGGCCGAAGTGGAAGTCGCTCTTAAGGGAATGCGCTAAGAACGTTTTCGATCTAACCGCCTTAACGAGGTACACGCTCATGGTTAAAGCAGACGGTAAACCCAAACTCGACGCCTCTGTGATGACTAACTATGTCGCCGGGCAGAATATAGTGTATTCCGACAAGGTGTCGATCGCAAGATTTTCACACATCTTTCAACAAGTCGCGGAACGCTTAAAATATGTTTGCAGGGGTAAAGTACTGTTCTTCTGCGGCTCAACAATAGAGAATTTTGCATCAGAGGTCGAGGAACGTTTGGGCGATATATCTCAGTATTATTGTTATGAATTGGATATATCCAAGTACGACAAGTCACAGGCGGGCTTAATGAAGGACACTGAAAGGGCGTTGTTGAGTATGTTAGGCGTGGAGAGCGATACCCTCGATATGTTCTTTTCCGGGGAATACGACTCAAGCGTTTCTATGCACAACAAAGAATTGTCTTTGTCGATTGGGAGTCAGCGCAGGAGTGGCGGGGCAAATACGTGGTTGGGAAATACGATGGTCTTATTGTCACTATTGTCTATACTTCTTAATAAGAGACCCTTTGATCTAGTTCTAGCCAGCGGTGATGATTCATTAATCTTTTCCAAAGAGAAGCTAGACCTAGACACAACCACTTTGAGTCAAGCGTATGGGTTCGATGTCAAACTTAATGATTTATCAGTCCCTTATTTTTGCTCGAAATATTTTGTAAAGACGAATGACGGCTTGCGCTTTGTGCCCGATCCATTTAAACTCTTGATGAAGGCAGGTTACCTACGTGAAGATAATGACGCTTTGATTCATGAGCATTTCAAGTCCTTCGTAGATCTAACCGGGAGCTACAACAGCGAAGAAGTGATACAAGAATTGGTGGCCTTAGACGCGAGAAAATATGGGTATAACTCTCACGCATACGAAGCCTTCTGTCTGATTCATGTGTTGCGGGCAAACTTCAATCAATACAAGCGCTTATATGAAGAGGGTAACGTTAAAAGCGATCGTGCTAACGGGAAACCGCCACTTCGCAAGTGTGGATCGAAAAACCCAAAATAGCGATCTAATGCCTCACTCGTATAGTCTTTAACAGCATACAGTCATGCTCTTTATTCTTCGCATTCTTTATCCGTATATACAGGTTTATTGCTTATTCTTTCATTCTTTATTCTTTATACCTGCGCGAATGGTGTTTCAAATTCATTTGCGTTCGGCTACTATTTATTCATTTACATTTGTTTATGTACATAGTTCACTAGAGTGAACAAATTATTCTTCTCCATTCTTTATGTAAAGCATTTTTAGTTAGCGAGTCCATCAGTGGTTGAAGACGTTAAACTACACCACTCCCGAAGTCGGGGTCACGGGCCTTCGCGCGCCGGTTTAGCGAAGTAAAGTCTTACCGAGGATAGCCGTAGGTCTATAACTACGGAGTCTGAGTCACCAGGGCGTCATGGTGACATCGCGAAGATGATGGTTAGTATAGTTTTTCTTAACTCTTTCCATTCTTTTTGTACATATTCTAGAATAAATTAGAATGTTATTTATTATAATAGGTTTAGTTAGATAACGCCATCATCTTTCGCGATAAATCGCGGCTGGTCATGGGGTGGCGTGTAGGCCGAGGTCGGAGCGAACCGACCCTTAACATAGTTACCCCGTCTATGTTGAGGCGAAAAACCCATACTCAGATTACTGCGGTGTGGGCTAGTGCAGGTCATATTAGGAGGGTGGGAGGCCAGTCGCACTAGGGGACTTATATATAGTTTAGATTAGCTTAGTGTAGGTTTAGGCTAGGAACCCGTAGGCAGCGTGGTTGTAGATCCACCACGACTCGTACAAAACGAGGGAGCTTTGCGGTTGCGGGTCCTACCATCAGGGTGGTTCCCCAGGGCGTTAGCATTTGGGTTTGATGAACAGGAGGGCTTTCGACTCTGACCTGCGCGCTATCGCTGTGTTTCTGATAGCCGTAGCATCCGTCGGCCTCATCTCAGGCGGCATTTTCTTAATTTATAAGTTGAGGAATAAAAGATTAGTGGACAAAGAGTCTTCGGATCGGAGCAAATCAGGGAACGTTTACAGACAGTTTCCCGTTTAAGTTATGGAGGTAGGAATCGACTTCGGTACGACGTTCAGCACTCTATGCTACAACGTCGGTGAAGACGCAGATGATTGTTGCGTGCGTATCGCTGGGTCGATATACGTTCCAACGGAAATTCTGGTCTATCCAGACAATTCATACACTATAGGCTACAGAGCCAGAGCAGCGGCGTTAAATAACGAAGGTTTGCTATACGTCAACCCGAAGAGGTGGATTGGTATGAATTCGAGGAATAAGCATATATTTATGGATAAATTAAAACCTCAACACGAAGTACTCGTGTTGAATGACAAAGATGTAAAGATAGGACCGTTAGGAGATGTTCGAGGGAAGGCTATGTTTATTACGGACCTAATCGCTCTCTTTCTTAAGGGTTTGATAACAGAGGCGGAAACTCAGACCGGAGTCGCGGTCGTCGGCGTCACTTGTTCAGTACCCGCGAAATACAATTCATTCAAAAGGAGTTTCCTAATGACGGCTTTGAAGGGTTTGGGAAAACCATTACGCGCACTAGTCAACGAACCGACAGCAGCCGGATTGTTGGGGATGAGCGTGTCCAGTAACGACAACACAGTATATGGTGTTTTTGATTTCGGTGGCGGCACCTTCGACATCTCGATGATGTTAAAGAGAGGGAAAGTATTGGGAGTGATCGGCGCGGAAGGCGACAATTATCTAGGTGGTAGAGATGTCGACGCAAAAATTATGAAAACGATAAGTGCCTCTTTGCGGTCCACACCGAAGAAGAGTTCGTTCCCCATAATAGTTAGCAAAATGAAAGAGATAGTGAGTGATACTCTGGCCACCACAGAACAAATCATCCCATTGGAAGATGGCAGTCGACAAATAGCGTCGTACACTCTTGATCAATTAATAAGCGATAGCGGTCCGTTTTTAGACCGAGCTGTCCAAATGTTCTCGAGACTGGTGCGCGATTTAGCAAATCCACCGACGGAAGTGGTGCTGACTGGAGGGTCTGCGGCTCTTCCCGGATTAGTAGCGCGATGCATGAGTGTGAAAGGCGTTACCAGCGTCTTGTATAACAAACGCACGTTCCGAGCATCAGTCGCGATGGGTGCAAAAATATACGCGGATATGCTGACGTCAGGTTCAGATTTAGTCTTGATTGACAGCTTATCTCAAACCCTCAGCGATGACCTAGCGTTATTTCGCTCCGCTATAGTATTCCCTAAAGGTACAGCTATACCGAGGACTTTCGAGACGAGCTACACAGTGGGGAAATCCGAAGTACCATATGGATTATATGAAGGCGAAGAAAATTCGACTTGGTTAAACGACCTAACGTTCAAAGGAGTGGCTCCAGGTAGTACCAGCGGCTCGCAAAAAGCTAAGTATTCAGTGAGCTTGGACGGACGCCTAAAAATAGAGGTAGATGGGAAGGAGATTGAGAATACGTTGGTCCCAAGCCCAGTGAGCGACGCTGTGAAGGACATGAGATATATCACTGCCGACATGAAGTATAAAGATTCACTCTGCAAACTATATTTATCTGGAATCAACTCTTTGGCGCCAGAACCATGTACTCTAAAAGAGTTGTTAGACGACGTTGGGTGGCCTAAGACCAACCGTCTCCTTCAATCGTATAAGCTGAGATCGAATTTGATTAAGGGATGGAGTTTAAGAAGTTCCTAGCGGGTAAGGACGACTACAGCATCGTCGACGAAATGGTAAATCTTCAGACGAACGGGGGTCGAAATCCTGTAAGATATGAGGCATATCTAGCGTCGATGGTCGACAACACCCCAAAGCTTCTGGAGAAGCCTCGAGATTCACCCTCAGGTAGCGACGAAGAGATAGCTATAGCAATATTGTGCGGTGCATGTAATAATTCGATTCTCCCGCAAGGAAGCTTGATACAGGCGATACGCAACTGGCGTAATTATGTGAATGATCGACGTGTGGCTTATAACAGGACGTTGGATAAAGTGAAATCTCCATTCGACGAACTAACTATGACGCAGAAGTCGCAGATAGATGGTGGTAATCGCATCGCCAACACGGCCGAAAGAAACTACCTATACTTAATTTCATTAAGCTTAGGGAGACCGGTCAAACCTAAGGACTTATCCGGGAGTGGTCTCATTCAAGGTGTCAGAGTGGATATATCGGAGAAGGGGGAGGCAATAAGGAAAGAAATTCTACCCGAACACGTCGAATCCTTTACGAAGACGTTCCATGGATATGTAGACGCATTGGATGACACAGCCACGAGTGAAATAATCGCGACCATGGATGAATTCAGCGACGTCGTTTCAAATGGATTGCGATCGACGGATGGAAACGCGAAATTCGCAGGTTGGATAGAATCCATGAGTGGTTTAACGAAATATATATTGTATGTGAAGAAGCCCACTTCTCTATCTTTAGCTGACAGATCAAACTGGGTCTTGAATGTTGCTGAGATCTTAACGCAGGTAGCGAAAGTGTATTTTAACACCGCATTGGATAAGAGAAACGAATCAATACTAGAGAAACTTCCGATTCGGCAAACAGACGACTTGGACGTATTCTCGCGATTACTCGTCACCACCATGTTAAAAGGCACAACAGACACGACATCTGATCCATTGGTGGATTGGTTTGCATTCACAGACTTATTGAGAAGTATATCTAAAGACAATGAAGACAGTGGTTTGAACCTTATAGAAATGAGCGACGTAATAATAATATACGCGTCAATATACGGAACCAGCGTCAATCGTCTCGACGATTATCCGAACAAGTTCCCAATATATCTAAAGAACAGGCGTATTGATGTGGATATGCATGGGTATACAGAAGCTATTAAAGCAAGCCGCGATTCAGGTGTCAACTCAGTCAGGAGAGCCCTACGAGGAACAGCATCCAGGGCGTATAAACTGAGGTTCGAGAACAACATTAAAACGCAACACAGCTCAGCGTTGGCTAGACTAGATCCGATATTGACTTTTGATTTTGGCAATTTCATAGATGATGAAGTGCTATCAATAGGAAAACAACACGTGCGGAATAGGCTAGGTCGGTGGATACGCGGTGGCGATAAGATTGATGTTCTGTGACACTTCGCACTTATATATATATACGGGTTTATGCGTTTAACGAATATTAAGCTAGGTTTATAATTATGGCTACACCAACAGGTCCCCAAGGAATCACTGTGACCCAAAATCAGGTCGTGAACCAAGCAGGCGTCCTATATATAGTTAAGAGGGCCGGGGAAAGTAGATTGCCGTTCGGATACACATTCGTCAGGAATGGCACAGCCGCCGACGCTTCGCTACCCGGGGTTCCGGATGCAGCATACGTGGTGAGTTCGTCAACCCCAGCTCCAGTGCGAGAAGAGGTGGAGGACAAGGGCGTCGTCTTCGAGGAAAAGATGACTAAGGTATCAGATCCCAAAGATTTATTCCTGAAACCGAGCTTGAACCAAGTGTTGGATATGACTAAATTTGGTAGTATGCTACCTCTACCAACGGTCGAACCTGGTCTTATGGCCGACGAGGACGCTCACATAGTGTCCGAAGAACTAATGAAGTTGCAGCAGTCGATTATGCACGACACTTCAAATGAAGCGATCGCGGCCTTTGTTTTGGCTTGCTTCCAAGTCGTGGTAACGTATTCAACATCCGAAGAGACGGAGTTGAAAGAACAATATGGGGCTGTCATTGGATATGGTGATAAACCAGTTTTGACTCTAAAGGCATTATATAGTACAATCCGCACTGCTGTGTCGGGGAAAAACTACGAGAATCCTGTGCGGCAGTATTGGCGAAAGTTTTCTCCAAGTATAATCAGCGCTAGTTCAGTTGGCAAGATCAAGCCGAATCAGAAGGTTTTGGCGCAACACGGTGTGGTGAAACGCTTCGCTTCATACTGTTTGGACGTACTTAGACCGAGCTATGCGTACTATAACGTTAGACAAATACGGGCTTGGCAATTAGCTCAACGCGAAGCCTTCAGCGCAGTCGCTAGTTCCAACGCGACTACTTTGCACAACACCAGCGAACTGAAGAGCGGTTAATGACTACCGAAACGCCACGCTCCTTTGGCAGGTTAGAAATACCACCGGAGGAAAGCGTTGCAGCTAGGAGGGCTTTTCAAATATCATCTGATGGGGCGTCTCTCCCCGGTTACCCGCATTCGAATGGCTACGTAGATATCATACGCGGGTGGAAGTTGGGAGTGGCCAATTCAACCGTGAATATAACCACCAATTTCACGCGCACTATGGAAAATCTGCCTGACAGTGTGGTTTCGGCGCGCATTATGATAATACTGCCAACACCGTTGGTGGACGGCGGGATATTTTCAAAGATAGTCATCCAAGCTAAAGATGTGAATGGTGTCTACACAGCCGGGACTTACAATGCTTCAACTGAGAGGGCGAGCGTTGACTCAAAGGGTGTCGCGAGTAGCGGCACGACGATGGGTCACTCAGGGGGTTTGGTAGTGTTTTTCTGCTACGCTACTTTAGGAGGTGCGTATAAGATGACTCTGCAAGAGACCACAACCGGTCTTCGGAACGTTTATGTTCTTGAAGTGTTCAGATTGGCGGTTGACCCGCGTGAAGTGACTAGGCGCACGTTCGAAGTGTTAAAGGAATTGCCTATCATGTTTCATAAATGTTATTTAGATTCAGTACCTAAAACTCCTCAACAAATGAATGTTTCATCAATATTTACGCGTCGCGATGTTTACCTGAGTGATCCTGTGGAAGAACCCGCGGTAACTCTACCAGATTCGTCGGATACTCGCAGACTAGAGGGTGCATCTCAGAGGAAAGAGCCGGAGATCCCGGATTCCGTGCAAAGATTAGAGGATGTCGTAGTGACTTACTCAAATGTTATGGACGTAATAAATTCCGGGGTGAATAAAGGAAGATATTACGATGATAAAATCACTAAATTATCGTTAGTCGACTTCACGCCGCCTCAATATATGGATATAGACGACGCTCGGAAAGTGAGTGAATCCATCCTAGATTATATACGGCACAGATATGGAGGCAGCTCTGAGGTCTTCGAGATGATGGGTTTATTGGCGCTGATTCAGTGCGCCGTTACATATTCAACCGTACAGGATGCCAAATTAGACGACAGGGCGGGCGTGGTGATAAAACATGCGGGGGAATCACATATATTTAAATACAACGACTTCATACAAGTCATCAACGCCACCGAAACTCCTAGAGATTACAGCAACAAACTACGGAAATACATGAGGTGGTGGTCTGCCACAACTATATCCTTGGTCAAGACTGGCGTTATTAAACCAAATTACGCGACGCAGGCTAGTCACGGTGTAGTCAAAGCTTATATACCGTATTGTTTTGATTTTGTGGCATTAGATTCCAGGTATAACACGAAAGACGAGAAAATAGCTGCCGGTTTAGCTAAATACGTGGCTATTAAAAATAAACTAAGATACAATCAATCGTCTAACGACGAGAACCTGCACAACACAATAGAATTAGGAGTATTACATTAATGGAGTGTTTGAGAGTCATCTCCAATTACTCGGTGGACGAAGAAGGTAGGTATAAGCACGCCGTGACATTTTTAACCGGGAATGAGAATAAATCCTATTTAGATATTCTTAGGGAAGCCACTAAGTCATATGCTAATCGAGTGGCGGAGCGAAATCAAAGAGTGACCGATATTAGAGTTACTAACAAACACGGAGCATGCTCCTGCATCACTCTATGGAATATGGTGATAGATGACTCGGGTTGCTTGGCTTACGATGGGGAAGGTTTCACGTCAGTGCAAATGCGTAGAAATTACTCCATTGGCGATTTAGTAGATTACATGCCATTCAAACTACTAGGAGTTGGTAGTTTTAGATTAAAGAGCGAACACAAGGTTAAATCGATTCAAGGCTTAATAATATCTCAAGAAGCCGACGAGGAAGGAGAAAAGGAGAAGATTCAATTCATCCAGTTATGTGAAAACAATGCTCACATTCACAATTTGATTGAAAACGTGGAGAAAGTCCTCCCAGACGCGTCGAATATATTCGAACTTTTTACTAAATATATAAAGATAGACAACGGTGTGGTGAGTATCATCGACGCTTGATTCAGAAATGAGGATTTTGTGGCCATTAACTCAATGCAACAAAGGGAGATCCCACTCTCGCGAAGGTTGCGAGAATGAGGTAACTTTACTAGTGGTGTTGCTAGTTATAATCACCGTGGTCGGTTTGACTATGGCGTTTCACAAACATATATGCGGTATGATCGATTCAAATCTAGCACGAAAGTTATCCCGAGTAAAACCATAGAAGACGACAGTGCGTTCTAAATTATGTGATTCGTGTTATGCGTTTCTCGTCTGTTGGAAGGGAGTGTAGGAAGTCCACTTATACTTACTCAGCAGCGTGGTGCGACGTTGAAGTGTTTCTCGCCGTTCTAACCTTAGCGCTAATCATTATAATAATATTGCTATACTCATGGAAGCGTTCATCGTCAACTTCCTTTCGATGTTCGCAGCGGGACTCTACTCGACAGATAGCTCATTTAACATTTCTGAGATGACCACACTAGTCGGTATTATGCTGCCGATGATGGCATCGGAGACCATGCGATCTTATCTAGTTCTCTACAAATTCAACAAGTTGATGAAGCGTGTTAGCGCTTCCATCCCTAGGGAAATAGTGGAATCGATGGCTAGGAGCATAGACTATGAAAGGGCGTGCAACGCAGCGACGCACCATTTCGTCTTGGGTTGTGATGCTATAAGTCGCAAGATTCTGCTCAGCTCAACAGACATGCTGTCCACCGCCGTGGAATCCTTCACTATGACTAGTCAGGGATTGCCGGATTACGACTCGCTTTTTCAAACGGTGAGACAAACATTTGGTTTGAATCTAGAACCGTCGGCGAATCTCATGTCCTTATGCATGCAATTGGCAGAGGACGTCAGCAATAACCGTCGATCTCATATAGCGCAGACGCGTAATGAGATACGACAGTGTTTGAATGAGAGAAATATAAATAATCACATATCATACATAGGCATGGATGCTTCTGTGTATGCTGAGTGGTTGGTTGATCTATAAATTCGACCAAATTTTAAATATATAGGCATATAATATGATCTATAAATTCAACTACACTTAAATTATATAAGCGTACGATAAATATGTAAAGCCATTTGCAGACTTTTTGGCTTCTTAGGTATCTCACTCGGATGAGAGTAATCGCGCAGTAATACAGCGCTGACCCTAGGTAAATAAAGCTTTCTTGAAACTTCCGTTATTGCGGAGCCGCCGAGAAAGCTGTATTTATAATTCCGCCATCTATAATGGATGGGAGGAAAAATAAGC